GAATCTACAGACAGGAAAGTATTCTACGTCTATGGTGGTACAGATACTAAGACAAGGGAGGATATTCGTGCTATTACTGAAAAAGAAAAGAGTGCGATCATTGTTGCGTCTTATGGTACTTTTTCTACTGGTATTAATATCCGTAACCTTCACAACATCGTGTTCTCAAGTCCTAGCAAGTCTAGAGTCCGTACCTTGCAGAGTATTGGCCGAGGATTGCGTAAGAGTGAAAGTAAAGATACCGCCACCCTCTACGATATTGCAGACGACTTTACCCACAAGTCAAAAAGAAACTTTACCATAAATCACTTTCAAGAACGCATAAATATATACGCAGAGGAAGAGTTTGATTACGAAATTACAAGGATAAGAATAAAATGATTGATGAAAACATTATTCTGAAGTTATCAAGTGGTGAAGAAATTGTATGTAGATTGGTAGGAGATGAACATCCAAGGACATTTGAAATAACAAATCCTTTGATGGTAAGTGCCGTACCAAAGTTAACAAGAGAGGGTATTGAAGAATCAATCTCTCTGAGAAGATGGATACACTTTGCAGATGAAGAAGTATTCAGTGTTAATAAGAGTAGTGTGATTGTTAAAGCAGATGCATCAGTTGGACTATCTAAGTTCTATGAAGCTTGTGTTCTAAGAATGTTATCTGAAGAAGAAGACAGTTGGAATGGTTGGAGAGAACCTACTGAAGATGAATTAGAAGAGATTGAGTTTGAAGAAGCTCTAGAGACATATTCAAACATATCTAAAACTATACATTAGATCTAATCATTTCTAAAGGGTACATACCCATTATACAACCGTGTCAAGAGGTTGTCAACAGTTTTTGGTAAATAAACTTAAATTAATTTATCTCTTGACATTCGGTGTGAGTAATGTATAATATATGGATAGTTGTAAATTATATACAACAAATATGTGGAGTTATAATAAAAGATAATGGCTAAAAAACAAAAGGGTGTTCACTACGTCAACAATGCAGACTTTCTTGCCGCTATGTCAGAGTGGAAAGAAAAGTGCAAGGACGCAGAGGAATTGGGTGACCCACAACCACCTGTTACAAACTATATTGGTGAATGCTTTCTCAAGATTGCAAATCACTTATCGTATCGACCAAATTTCATTAACTATACTTATAGAGATGAGATGATTTCTGATGGTATTGAAAACTGTCTACAGTATTGTGGCAACTTCAACCCAGAGAAATCAAAGAATCCTTTTGCGTACTTTACTCAAATCATCTATTATGCATTCCTTCGTAGGATTGCTAAAGAGAAGAAACAGCAACACGTTAAACATCAAATCATTTCTAATATGAATGTTGACTTGATGATGGATGGTGATGATGCTGCAACTGGTTATGTAGACTATCTACAGAAGAACTTCTTACCAGCTGAAGCAGTGTACAAACCTAAAAAGAAGGTTAAGAAAGAACCTAAAGGACTTGAAAAATTTTATGATGAACAAGGTGACGAGATAAATGAAGATAGCGCTAATAACTGATACGCACTTCGGCGCAAGAAATGATAACCTAGCATTCAACGATTACTTTTATAAGTTTTGGGAAGAGGTATATTTCCCATACATAGAAGCTAATGGTATTGATACGGTTATTCACTTAGGTGATGTTATGGACAGACGCAAGTTTGTTTCCTATAAGATTGCTAAAGACTTTCGTGAGAGGTTTTTACAGAAGTTTGTAGACTTAGGTGTTACTGTCCATATGATGGTAGGTAATCACGATACATTCTATAAGAACACAAATGAAGTGAACTCACTAGATGAGTTGATTAACGGTAAGTTCCCAAACATCCATACATATCCAGCAACAACTACAGTAGAGTTTGACGGTACACCTATTTGTTTTATTCCTTGGATTTGTCCAGAGAACCATGCAGAGACTATGCAACATATTCAAGAAACCAAGGCACAGGTTGCAATGGGACACTTGGAGATTAATGGTTTCGAAATGCACGCTGGGGTAAAATCTGAAAATGGATATGATAAAGGATTCTTAAAGAAATTCGATACAGTATTCAGTGGACACTTCCATAAGAAGTCTGATGATGGACAGGTATACTATCTTGGTACTACCTATCAAATGACTTGGGCTGATAATAACTGTCCCAAAGGTTTCCATATATTTGACACAGACACCAGAGAACTAGAGCGCATTGTAAATCCATACAGTATATTTGAAAAGGTATACTATGACGATTCAGTGAAGGATTTTTCTGACTTTAACGTATTGACATTAAAGGACAAGTATGTTAGAATAGTCGTTGTTAATAAAAAAGATATCTATCAGTTCGATAGGTTTGTTGACAAAGTGTTGTCTGAATCAGGCGCCCATGAGGTGAAGATTGTAGAGGACTTTAGTGAATTAGATGCATCTAATGTATCTGATGAGATTGTTGAAAATGCAGAAGATACCATGACGGTGTTGGAGCGATATATTGATGAATTGGATGTAGAGTTAGATAAAAACAGACTAACCTCTATGATGAAATCGTTATACTTAGAAGCGAGTGACTTAGAACTTTGATTACATTTAAATTTGTGCGGTGGAAAAACTTCCTGTCTACAGGGAATAATTTTACAGAGATACAGTTGGACAGAAGTTCATCTACTTTGATTATTGGAGAGAATGGTGCTGGAAAGTCCACCATCCTTGATGCATTATGCTTTGGTTTGTTCAACAAGCCATTCAGAAACATATCCAAGAAACAATTGGTGAACACTGTAAATAACGGTGGGTCTGTGGTTGAGGTCGAGTTTAACGTGGGCGGTAAGGACGTTAAGGTTATTCGTGGTATCAAACCTAATAAGTTTGAAGTATATGTTAACGGTAGCATGATTAATCAAGATGCAAACGCTCGTGACTATCAGAAGTATCTAGAACAACAAATTATGGGACTAAACTATCGTTCCTTTACACAAGTTGTTATTCTAGGTTCTTCTACTTTCGTACCATTCATGCAACTTACTACTAAGGCACGCCGTGAGGTTGTTGAGGATATCCTAGACATTAAGATTTTCTCTTTGATGAACTTCCTGTTAAAGAATCAAACAAAAGAACTAAATGAGAATATACGGAATACTGAGGCGCAATTTGATTTAACAAAAGAGAAGGCGTCTTTACAACAAAGATTTATAGAAGATGTTATTGAAAACAAATCTTCAATCATTGAAGAGAGTAAGTCTAAGATATCTGGAAATGAGAAATCAATCCAAACTAAAGAAGAGTCTATTGTATTATTAGATAAGGCAAAGGTATCTCTGTCATATGATAGTGAACAGAAGATAAAGTTAGAAGAAAAGATTCGCAAACTAAGTAGAAGTGAATCAGCCCTACAGAATAAAAGAGGTGAATATGAAAGGCAAATCAACTTTTTCGAGGAGAACGCAGAATGTCCGACATGCGAGCAGGACATTACGGATGCTACAAAGCAGACGCAGATTGCAACTCGTAACACCAAAGTCGGAGAACTCAACAGAGCAATCTCAGACGCCAAACGAATGGAACGAGAAGAACAAGAACGACTAGAAACTATTAGAGAGAATCTAGAAGCATTTAGAAAACATGATGTTGAGATTGCAAAGACTCGTTCTTCTATAAGTGAGTTGGAAAAGTTCAATGTAAAGTTACAGAAAGATATCGAAACCTATACACAGGGTTCTGTGTCTGATGATGATAAAGTAAAACTTGCAGAACTAAAAGGCCAGATTAAACTAATCGAAGAACAGAAGTCTAAGTTAAATGAAGACAAGTTCTATGTTGATGTTGCTCGTAATCTATTACAAGATAGTGGTATCAAAACAAAGATTGTAAAACAGTACCTACCTATTATGAACAAGTTAGTTAATACATACCTTTCCTCTATGGATTTTTATGTACAGTTTAACTTGGACGAAAACTTTAATGAGACAATCAAGTCACGCTTTCGTGACGAATTCTCCTATGCATCATTCTCTGAAGGTGAGAAGATGCGTATCGACCTTGCACTCCTATTTACATGGAGAGCAATTGCAAAGATGAAGAACTCTACTAATACCAATCTACTAATCCTTGATGAAATCTTTGATTCTTCTTTGGATGGTTCTGGTACAGATGACTTCCTCAAAATCCTAGATACGTTCTCAGACCAGAACGTGTTCGTTATTTCCCACAAACAAGATATGCTATTTGACAAGTTCAGAAGTATTGTACAGTTCAAGAAAGAGAAGAACTTTAGTCACTTAGTTACATAAGAGTATATTCTATGAAAAAAGCATGGCGACTATGGGCTAAAGCTATAGGTGAAAAAGAGGGAACGAATGATTGTGAAGCTGACAAGATTGCTATGATAAGAACAATCATTGTAGTCGTTAACTTCATAACTTGTTTTGTTATTATTGCCGGAAACATAAAAAACTGGTAAAAACCTCTTGACATTTGTTCTGAGAACAGGTATACTGTATAGGTAATGATGAGAAACCAACCTAAACAGTGTGAAAAAAAGTCAAAAAAGTTTTAAAAACATCTTGACTTTGTTGTGAAAACAAGGTATACTGTATAGGTAAGATTGAAAAACAACACTCTAGGAGAGATATATAATGGCACATGAACTTGAAATGATTGACGGAAAAGCGCAAATGGCGTATGTTGGGGAACTTCCTTGGCATGGACTAGGTACAAAGGTAGAGTATGAACTCTCACCAGACCAGTTCCAAAAGGTTGCTGGACTTGATTGGACAGTAGAGAAACAACCACTTGTTACTGCAACAGGTGTTCCTATCAAAAACAAAGAGGCTCTTGTTCGTACCTCAGACAACACTGTATTAGATGTTGTTGGTAAGGGTTGGAATCCAGTACAGAACTCAGAAGCATTCGAATTCTTCCAAGAATACTGCATGTCTGGTGACATGGAAATGCACACTGCTGGTTCATTGAAAGATGGACAAATGGTATGGGCTCTTGCAAAGACTAAAGAGTCTTTTGAGTTGTTTAACGGTGACGTTACTGACAACTACTTCTTGTTCACTAATCCACATCAGTTTGGTAAGGCGATTAACATTCGTATGACTCCAATCCGTGTGGTATGTAACAATACTCTAACACTGTCTCTATCACAGAATGCAGATAGAATGGTTACGGTAAATCACCGTAAGGCATTTGACCCTGCTGAAGTAAAAGAACAGATGGGTATTGCTCGTGAAAAGATGGAACAATACAAATCAATGGCTCAATTCCTTGGTGGTAAAAGATATACACCAGAGAATGTTATCCAGTACTTCAATGAAGTATTCGGTTCGCCTGCGAAGGAAAAAGTGGATGGTGCAATGCCGTTTACTTCTCGTAACTCAAAACTTGCTTTTGAGAACTTGGATGTACAACCTGGCGCTGAGTTTGCTCAGGGTTCATGGTGGACTGCATTCAACTCTGTCACTAACATGACAGACCACTTACAGGGACGTTCTAACGATGGTAGATTACAATCTGCTTGGTACGGACGTAACCGTAAAGTGAAACTCAACGCTTTGGATAAAGCACTTGAGTATGCCGATGCGGCATAAAAAAGATTGGTGGGGGGTTGAAAAATCCCCTGCTAATCCTTATATATAGTAGTGATATGCCGATAATCGGGTATCACATATTTACTTGCTTTAAATAGGAGAAATCAAATGGCATTTAATTACGCAGCACTAGATCCAACAAGGATCAACACCTACTCTATCGGTTTCGATAGAATGTTCGATAGTCTAACCTCAGCGTCTGGCTATACACAACAAACCAACTATCCCCCATACAATATCATCAAGAAGTCTGATACAGAGTTTCTTATTGAAGTAGCAATTGCTGGCTTCTCTAAAGATGATGTCGAAGTTCGTATGGCAGAAAATAGATTGAACATCAGTTCGATTGATTTGAAAAACTCAGAAACGGATAATACAGAATATCTACATAAAGGTATTTCTGCTCGTTCATTTAAACGTGCATTCACGTTGTCTGATGATGTTGTTGTGAAAGAAGCGAACATGGAAAATGGCATTTTGTCTATTGCAATGGAACGAGTTATCCCAGAGGATAAGAAACCTCGTACTATTAAAATTAAATAATGTTATAAAGTGCTGGGCGCCTCTTGACAGAGGTGCCCTTTTATGTTACTATATGTAATACTAATAAAACTATAGGATGCGAATGTGAAAGAAATCGACTACAAATATTCAGAAGATGTTATTCTGAAACAACTCAAAGAGTACATAGACAAAACCTATGATGCTCACTATTCCCACAACAAGTTTCAAGCCACAGAATTCATTATGGACTCTGGACATGGCGAAGGTTTTTGTATCGGCAATATACTCAAGTATAGTCAACGGTACGGAAAAAAAGACGGTAAGAACAGAAATGACTTGCTAAAAGTGA